ATGAGCGACATGCCCAAGGCCGTGGTCCTGCTGTCCGGCGGGCTGGATTCGATGGTTGCCGCCGGCTTGGCCAGGCAGGGCGGCTATGCCGTCCATGCGCTGACCGTGGATTATAATCAACGGCACCGGGTAGAGCTGTCGGCGGCCGCCCGGATTGCACAAGAGCTGCAGGTTGCCGCGCATGTCGTGCTGCCGCTGGACCTGAGCCAGTTTGGCGGCTCCGCCCTGACCAGCGATATCGCAGTGCCCAAGACCGGGGCGAGCGGGGTGGATGACGATATTCCCGTCACCTACGTGCCCGCGCGCAACATGATATTCCTGTCGCTCGCCATGGGCTGGGCCGAAGCGCTGGGCGCCCGCGACATCTTCATCGGCGTCAATGCGCTGGATTATTCCGGCTATCCCGATTGCCGGCCGGAATTCATCAGCAGCTTCGTCGCCACGGCCAATCTGGCGACAAAGGCCGGGGTGGAAGGGCATGGCGTTACCATCCACACTCCGCTGCAGCACTGGGGCAAGGCCCGCATCGCGCAGGAGGCCGCTGCGCTCGGGCTCGATCCGGGCATGAGCTGGTCCTGCTACGATCCGACGCCTGATGGCATCGCCTGCGGCACCTGCGACAGCTGCCGCCTGCGCCGGAAGGGCTTTGCCGACGCGCAGCTGATCGACCCGACCCCTTACGCCGCCTGACCTGCCCGCGGCAGCAGGCCGGCATCGGTCAGCGCTGTGATCAGTTGGCCAACAGCCTTGCGCGCCTCGCTGTCCACGACCTCGCCACCCTGCGGCGCACGGACCGTGGCAGCTCCGCGCCAGCGACCATCGCAGTAACGCAGGTCCGCCCCGCTGGTCCGGTCATGGACGCGCAGGCCATCGCAAGGCGCGGCAAACAGCCAGGTGCCCGCCTGTCGGCATGCCAGCATGTCCGTCTGCCCCGCCCATGCGGACCCGGGCTCCGCCCCCACGATCCAGCAATCGCCGTCCGCCGCCTCGGCTGGCGGGGACGTCGCCGTGCCCAGCACCACGGGATGCAGCAGCGCATCCACGAGGGCATGCGCTTCGTTGACGAAGAACTCCTTCTGCACCTGCCCGGGGAAGATCAGCGGCAGGCCATGGCGTGCACTCGTCGCCGCAAAGTTCAGCAGGTCCGACATCGGTTTACTCCAGTCAAAGAATCATCAGCGGCACCGGGTCGGACAGGACATCCCCGCCGACCTCGCGCAGCCACAGCGGCTGCCCAGCATATCGCGCACTCAATTCGGCCAGCATGGCCGCAGTCAGCTCGAGCCGGGGCTCTTCGACCAGCCAGCTGCTCGCCGCTGTCCCGCCCGTTCCGATGCCGATCTGGTAACGCTGTGGCGTGGCAATGCCCGGCATGTCCGGCCACTCCCACGCGCCGCTGACACGCCGGGTCCAGCTGAACGCCAGGCCTCCATCGACCAGCCTGCGCTTGCGGGCATGCACCGGGGCAAGCGGCCGGACGGAGCCTTGCACATTGGCGAGCCCGGCCATCACCGGCTCATCATCCAGCAGGCCGATCGCGGCCACCTGCATGTCCGCCCCGGTTGCCATGCGGCTCATGTCCATCGGCACCAGCGTATCGTCCAGCAGCACGAACCGGCTTCCTGCAGCATGCCCACTACCGGCCGCCCGCTCCGTGCCACCACGGCCGCGCAACAGCCCGCGCAGACGCCAGCGTCCCGCCTCCAGCCGGCTGGCTGTGACGAACTGCACCACTTCGTCGCCGATCATTGCCCGATTGGCCCCGCCAGCCAGTGCATCGGCGGCCACGCTACCCAGCCAAAGATCGGCCGGGATCGCCACCTCCAGTTCGGCCCCGCGCTCCAGCAGCACTCCGGGCGAAGGCGGCAGCGGTGTCACCAGCCGTCCCACGGTGCTGCGTGGCCGCTGTGCATGGCCGGCGAGCACCAGATTGCCGTCCTGCTCCCCGTACAGGGTAGCACCCGCCCAGCCTACGCTCTCGGACGACACCGCAGCATGGATCTGCCAGGCGGAAACCCCGACGGATGCCGGTGGCAGTTCCAGAGCGGCCAGGATCGTGGACCCTCCGACCAGATCCGGCTGGGGCAAGGCGGAACCGGCATCGGCCGTTACGCCGTGGGTCAGCATTGTCGGCACCTGGCTCAGCTCCAGCGCCACGCCATGCGCATCCAGTTCCCAGCTTTCCACCAGCCAGTCCCCGGTGCGTCCTGGCATCCGCACGATGGCGCCGGGCACGATCGCCGGGTCCAGCTCGGCCGAACGCCAGCTTGCACGAACGCTGCGCGCACGCGCACACTGCGCCAGACGGCTCGCCAGCAGGCGTGCATTCCCGGCATCCAGCACCCCGGGAAAATCCAGCAGCGCATGGCTGCCGGGCAGCGCCCCGGTGCCGAGTTGCGTGCCGATCTGATAGTCGCGAGCACGATCGAAATAGCGGATGCCCGCCGGCATCGCCGCAGTTGCGGTCCGCCGCGCCTGCCCAGTAACGATCAGACCCTCATCCCCCGCGGCACGGTCGATCACCGCCGCTTCCGGCAGCACCAGCGTTGCGTCCTGACCGTGTGCTGCTATCTCCAGCCGATCGCCAAGCCGGTATGACAGCGGGTAAAGGGCATCGAACTCCGTCAGCTGCCCGGACAGACCGCCGCCGCCATCGCTCCAGCCCGACAGCCCTTGCAGCGGCCGGATGGCATTTGCGCCGGTCGGCGCCACCATCTCGGCCAGCGAGACATCGCCCTGGTCAGCAATAACCTCAAAGGTCAGCGCAGGGATGCGATTGCCGAAGGATGCGAGTTGCAGCCCTTCGAATACGCAATAGGCCAGTCCGCGAAAAGCCGGACATGCCGGGCCGATATCCGCCGCGATCAGCGGATCCGGCTGCTGGTCACCATGCCCGCGATACACGCGCAGGGCCCCGGCGACCTTCAGGTCGCCGGCCGCGCCGCGCAGCAGGTGCCCGTCCGCCCAGATCCGCCCGAGCCCGACGATCGGCCGACTCGACAGCGCCACGGCCAGGGACGCGGCATAGCTGTAGCCGGTGGTGGACGGCCGGCCCTTGCCGCCGCCCAATGTTTCGCTCTGTTCGATCAGGTCCGTCGCCCAGATGATCGTGCCGGTCGACCTCACCTGCCCGAAATGTCGCGCGATCGGCTGGCCATAGGCGGATGTCGTGGCGGTCAGATCCTGCAGCCGCGATCCCCCATTCGCTGCCGGCGTCGCCATCGAGTGATCGAGCTGCTGCCCCAGAATCGCGCCGGCCGCGCCGCCCAACGGGCCGCCCACGGCCGTGCCGAGTGCGGTGAGAACCAGAGTAGCCATGATGATGAACCTGTCAGGTTAAAGGCGCCAGTGACGCACGATCGTCCAGTCCGGCGGAACGGGGCTGCCAACCACCCGGCGCAGCGCGGCATGGGCATGCACGATCTGCCCGCAAGGCAGCGCGATCGCTGCATGCCATTGCGCAGGCCCCGTACGGAACACCAGCACATCGCCGGCCTCGCTGCGTCCGTCCACCGCGCGCAGGCCCTGCCCCGTCGCCAGGCGATCAAAGGGCGTCAGTTGCGTGCGGCGCATGGAATAGGGCGGCAGGGGCGGCGCTGTGCGGCCGGTCACCGCCAGCGCCGCCAGGACCACGCCCACGCAGTCCAGCCCGGTCTGCGGGTCACGACCATTCAGCTTGAAGCGTGCACCGATCAGGTCGGCGGCGGCGGCGGCAATCCTGTCGCCACTCACCGCATCATCCCTGCATGGCGGGTAACCAGATCGTTGCCGGGGAGGAACGGCTCGCCGCGGAAGTTCACCGCATTGGCGAAGCGTGCGTGGCAGGCGGCGATCGTCCGGTCGCAGCCTTCGCGCAGGATCACCCCGGTCCCCGGCGGCGCCTCAGCCATGGCAGGCTGGTCCACCAGCACCGCGCCATCCTCCACGCCGACGACCGGCATGATCTCGCCTGCATGCGGCCCGTCGACCCAGCGCAGCCAGCCGCCGGCAAGCCGGTCCGCATCCGCCTCGCCGGCCAGCACGATCCGGCCCGCTTCCGCATCGCACGTCACGATGCGGGCTTCGTGGGTGAACCGTGCAGGCGACAGGTTGCAGCCCGGTCCGCAGAACTCCGCGCGGCAGGTCGGGCTGGTCCTCGGTACCAGGTCGACATCCAGCAGCGCCTTGGCGCCCTGCAACTCCACCTGGAACGTACCACCGGCCTGCACCGCCTCGCCCAGGCAGCCGCGGAACAGCACTTCCCGCTCCAGCGTTTCCCAATCCACCAGCCCGATGACGAAGGATGCGCCATCGAACCGGCCCGCCGCCAGCGCATCTCCGCACAGGCCGGACGCGCACAGCGCCCCGGCCACCTCGGCGCTGTCGGGTGACAGGTCGCGTGTGCGGCGGATCGCGCTCGGCACCATGCCGGGGCTCGCCTGATGCCGCACTCCGTCGAAGCACAGGTCGCGATCATGGTTGGTCAGACCCACCGTCACGCCATCGCGCCGCTCGATGCGCCAGAACGTGGCCACGCCCTCCAGCTCGGTGGCAAAGAACCTGCGCATCATGTCGCCTCCCGCACTTCGACCAGCGGCACCGATGGCGCCTCGCCAGCGGCGAAGGCCGCACCCACGATGTCCAGCCGGTCGCTGGCAAAGCGCACCGGCACGTCGAACAGGAAGCCGGCCCGCACCTCGGCACCCGCCGGTGGCGCCGTTTGCAGCACCAGCCAGCCGCCCGGCTCCAGCCGCCAGCCATCGACCGCCACGCCGCCCACGCTGACGGCCACGCTGCCGGTCACCGGCCGAGTGATCACCCTTTGCTGCGCCTCCGGCCCGGCATAGCTCTTCACCAGTCGGAACCGTGCCGTCTTGCCGTCACCCATGCCGATCGGCTGGTCGAATGGCGTCGGCACGCCGGTCATGCCGTTGGTGCTGTGATCGAAGGGATCGCGCAGCCGGAAGCCACGCGCCGCTCCACGCCGTGCCCGGAAGAAGGCGATCAGCGTGCCCAGCTCCGCGTCGGAGCGGATACCGGAGCCGACATCGAAATGCAGCCGTGCGTCCTGCCAGTGGCTCGCCCGCCGTTCATGGCCCGATGCCGTCAGCGACACGGAGGTGGAGAACTCCGCGCTGACCCCCGCATCCTGGCCCAGCGGCAGCGGGTATGGCAGATCGTCGAAAGCCTGCATGTCGTCCTCCTCCGCAGGCCGCAGCCGCGTGTAACCGTCCCGAGTGATCTGCGGCACGGCCCAGACGAACCGCCGCGGCACGCCGCGCAGCCGCGCCTCGTCCACGCCCTGGTCGATCTGCGGCCATTGCACCGCCGCATCCTCGGCCCGCAACACGAAGCCGGCCAGATAGTCCTGTGCCGCCAGCGGGTAGGCCAGCCGTTCGGCCACCGCGTCGTAGGCGACCAGCCGATCGGCCTCGTGCCCGTCGGTCAGCCAGTCGTAATCTTCCAGCTGCAGCCGGTCGAAGGCCGGCCAGGCCCAGCCGACCGGACAGTTCGCCCGCCGCAGTTCCGGCTGTGCGTCGGCCAGGATCGTCGGGGTGAACAGCAGCAGCATCACCTCCGCCGCACCGCCAGCGGCATCCCGCACCGCATCGCGCAGGGCCAGGGTCGATGCCGCCAGTGTCTCGCCGGCACGGTCCAGCACCGCCACCTGCTCCGCCGTCAGCGGCTTGCGCAGATCGGTGATCGCCGGCGCCGCATCGCTGAAGGCGGCGCGGGCGGCGGCATCGTACAGCGCCACGCGCCCGTCCGGCAGCGCCCACCACCATGGCTCGCCGATCTGGAACGATACCGGCAGGTCGGCCGCCCTCATCACCGCGACCACGCGCCGCGCCGCCGCCCGGAGCCACGCCATGGCTGAGCCGTTCGCCGGGGACAGCAGCGCCGAAGGCGGGCTCCACCCGGTCAGCCCCGGCGCGCCGTCAGCGAACCGCTGCTGCCAGTCCGGCGGGCAATGCGCCGCCAGCACTTCATAGGACAGGGAAGCGATCGGCGCGAAGTCTATCGCCTTGCACCGCGCGAAGAAATCGCGATGCCATGCCTCGGCGCAGGCGCTCAGCGCCCCGTCACCCGCCACCAGCAGCGCGCCGCCCGCATCCGGCACGAGCCGGAAGAAGTGGCTCATGCCCATGTAGTGGACCAGCGGCCCACGATAGCCGAGCGCCCGCACCCCGCGCAGCAATCGCGCCGGCGTCAGGTTGTAGCAATCGTCATAGGCACTGCACGCATGCTCGCCATGCGGCGGCAGCATGACATCGCCGATCTGCACCAGCGGCCGGTCGCCGGTGCAGCTGATCCCGCTCAGCTCCACCCAGCCCTCCGCCCGTTCCGGCAGCAGGCCCGTATCTGCCGGGTCATAGCCTGGCGGCACCAGCGTGATGAACATCCGCTCGATTGCCTGCGGATGGATCGCCGGCGCATCCGCCTCCGGCGCCCACCCGTCGCGCAGTGCCGAGAAAGGCAGCGTCACGACCGCATCGTCGGGCGCCCCCTCCGCATGGTTCCACAGCCGCACATGCCAGGTGACCTCCGCCCCATCCGCATCGCGTCCTTCGATCACCAGGGTCGGCCCGTGCACCGCATCCAGCGGCAACACACCCGCACTGCGCCAGCGGAAGCTGAGCGTGGTGCGCGCATAATCCCTGTCGGTGGCATAGCCGGTCAGCGGATGGTCGTACCGGTCCGTGCTGTCCCAGATCAGCCCGATCAACGCGTCGCGATGATGGAACTCGGTCGTCACGCGCAAAGCATCGGGTGCTGTCGTGACGATGCTCGCCATCACCGGACGCGGGAAATCCACCGTCCAGAACCGGGGATCGAACCGCTGCACCCAGTCGGTGCGCTGCCCGTTGCGCTGCTCAGCCAGCCAGAATGCCATGGTGAAACGTCCTTCGTGTCAGATATCGCGCAAGGACCGCCGGATCGAACTGGCGACCTGCCGCGAAGACCGGCGCAACGCGGCCGGGGCATCGCCGCCGCCATGCGGCTGCTGCAACTGGATGGAGACGCGCACTTCGCGCGGGGCCGTGGCGGCCGGCTCGATCCGGCCGGCGGCGGTCGGCACGAACACCTCCGGCCCTCTCTCCCCCACCCAGTAGGGGCGCCCCGGCGCGACCGGTCCGCCGGTGGCGCGCCCCGGCAGGCCGAGCAGCGCCCCGGCGACGCCCGCCAGCAGGCCAGTCATGCCGCCCTGGCCGCTGCCACCACCGGAGACGCCGCCCAGTGCCGCGCCGATGCCGCGCTGCATCGCGCCGGCGGCGATCTCGTCAATCGCGCCCAGGGCCACGCGCTTCAGCTCGTCGAAGCCCAGGCTGCCGCGGCGGATCGCGCCCAGCAATCCGCGCTCCAGCCGCGCACCGGCCTCCTCGCCCGCCACGCCCAGCGCGCTGTCCAGCGTGCCACGCAGGCTGTCCAGGTCGGCCCGCAGGCCGCTGGTATTGGCACGCACGTCGATCATCAGCGTCTCGATCTCATCATCCATGACCATCGCGCTCCATCAGGCGGTTCAGTTCGGCGCGGCTCAGGCCATCGCCCGTGCCGGCCAGCTCAGGCGGGTGCAGGATGGCGGCCACTTCCGCCGGGGTGGCGGACCAGAAATCATCCGGCCGCCACCCCACCATCGCCGGGATCACCCCGGCCAGTCGCGCGGCCCGATCCATGAAGCAGGGGCACTCAGCCACCCTGCAGGATCTGCCGCAGCAACATGCCCAGGGGCCTGGCGCATCCCGCCAGCCCCTGCGCCACGACTGCCTGGCCGACCGCCTCCCGCGAAATCGTCGGTCGATCGGCCAGGCAATGCCAGAACAATGCCACCATCTCCTCAAGGCGCAGCGCGCCCGCGCCCGCCCGCTCGACCAGCGCGAACAGCGAACCGAGCTCCTCTTCGGCCGCGACCAGCGCGGCAAAGCTCGGGCGCAGCAGCCGTGCCTCGCCGGCGATCACCAGCGAGGCTTCGCCACGTACGGGGTTGGAGAAGGAGGCGGCAGTCACGCGGGCACCACCGCGCCACTGCTTTCCAGCTGCAGCGTGTAGTTGCGCTCGCCATTGAAATCGCCGGCATAGTCCAGCCGCTGCACCAGGAACTGGCCACGCAGCTTCTCGCCGTCCTCGAACGACAGCTCGTAAGGCGCAACCGTGCCGGCCAGCGCATGGGCACGGATCGCGCCTTCCGCCTCGCTGCCCAGGAAGATGCCTGCCGCGCTGACGGAGACGTGACGCGATCCGGCGCCGGACAGCAGGTCGCGCCACCCGCCCGACTGCTTGTGCGTCACCACCACGGCGTCGCCGCTGATGGACAGCTGCGTGGTGCGCAGGCCCGCCACCGTGCGATACTCGCTTGCGTCGCCATCCGCGCCGATCTTCAGCAGGAAGGCGGAACCCTTCTGTGCACTCATGGTCAAACTCCTCGGAAAAGATGCGGTCAGGCAGTGGCCAGGATGCGGAACCGGTACTCCAGCAGCACCGCCCGGCCGTGCCGCGCCCGCTGCGCGGCCCGCGCCCGCAGGAAGGCGATGCCGGCCACGTGGAAGCCGGGCTGGCGACGCGGCAGGCCTTCGACGCAGGCCTCGATCGCGGCGACGATCGCCGCAGCTTCCGCCGGGTCGTCGCCGCGGGTCAGGTATTCCAGCGTCAGCCGTACCTCGCGGCCACGTTCGGTCTTGGTGCTCCAGTCGGTGCTGGCGCTCGCCGTCACGCCGATCCACGGCACGCTGGCCTGCACCGGGTGCTCCTCGGCCACGATGTTCACGGCGGGGGCCAGCACCGCATCCGCGCGCAGCCAGTCGATCAGCGCGATGCGCAACAGGCTTTCCATCCGGCTCTCCTGTCAGTTGTGATCTGCGGTCAGAGGCCGCAGCGATCTTGGCTCCAGCGGTGCGGACCGGCTGTGCCGGTCGCGCACCAGGCTTTCGGCCCGGGCCAGCGCGATCCGCTCCGCCTTGGTCGCCAGTCGTTCCAGGGCGGCTTCCGCGCCGCTCATGCCAGCCGCATCCGGCGCCAGGGCTGCCACAGCGCCACCACGCAGGCGGGCGGCGCAGTACGCGCGGTTATCGTTCCGCGCTGTTCGTACTGGTCGGCCGCCAGTCGCACGATGCCATGGCGCAACGTTGCCGGCAGGCTGGCCCACTCAGCGGCCAGGCCGGCGGTGAACGCCACCCGCAGCGCACCGTTGCCGGTCCGCTCCGGAACACGCACGCGCCCGCCGCCATCCGCCAGCAGGTCGACGGCGTATTCGGCGGCAGGCAGATCGCGCCAGGCGCCTGCCGGATCGCGCCGGGCGAGGCTGCGGATCGCCTGCACCGGGCGGGTGCGCAACACCTGCCAAGTCGGCGCCGGTGCCAGCACTTCGGTGCATTCGGCCACCAGTGGCATCAGCCCGGTAAAGGCCTCGCACATGTCCAGCGCCGCCTGCAGCAGCGTGAGCAGACCGGGGTCGTCGCGCGTGGTGGTGATCGCGAGCCAGGATTTGAGCTCGCTGAGAGCCGCGCCCGCCATGTCGGCCGGCGTGACGATTGCCCGCTGCATGGCGGTCTCCATGTCTATAGGAATGGGGACCGGCCGGATGCGCGCGGGTTGCCCCTGCACGCGTCCGGCCGGCAGCGGCTTACGCCTCGATGCGCAGCAGCTTGATCGCGTTCGTATCCAGCACCTGGCCGCCGACGCGCTTGGTGGCATAGAAGTGGACGAACGGCTTGTTGGTGAACGGATCGCGCAGGATGCTGGTCGCGGTCCGCTCGGTGATCAGATACCCGGCCTGGAAATTGCCGAAGGCGATCGGGAATTCGCCGATATCGATGTCCGGCATGTCCTCCGCCTCGATCACCGGATAGCCCAGCAACCGGTCGGGCTGTCCGTCCGACAGGCCGGGCTGCCAGATGAAGGCGCCGTCGGCCGTCTTCAGCTTGCGGATATCGGCCAGCGTGCGGCTGTTCATCAGCCAGCACGCGCCCTGTCGCAGGCTGGCACGCAGCGCATGGACCATGTCCACCAGCTTCAGGTCGGGACCGGTGTCGAACCCGTCATCCGCGCCGGACGTCAGGTACTGCAACTCGCCGAACGGGCGCATATCGTCACCCTTCGTGCTGGTCGGCACGCGCAGGATGCCCAGTGGCTGATCCACGCCTGTCCCGTTCACGAAGGCCGCGCCTTCGGCCCGCGCGAATTCCACCGCGATCTCGCCCGTCAGCCAGCTTTCCAGGTCGAATGCCGCATCGTCCAGCATGGTCTGGCTCGCCGCCGGATTGGCATACAGCTCGCCACTGGGCGGGTTGATTTCCTTGAAGCTGGACGTGTCGGTGCCCGGCCGCGGCGCCAGTTCGCTGACCCAGCCGCTCGCCGCGCCGCCGGTGCTCACCAGCTTGCGATAGCCGGCGCTGCCGACCTGCACCACCTGCGCCACCTGGCGGATCGGGCTGATCGCCTTCACCGTGGCGGCGATCGCAACGTCCACTTCGGCCGGCACGGCAAAGCCGCCTTCCGGGCCGGTCAGGCTGTTCATGCCCTTCAGCTCGGTCTCGCGGCCCTGCCGCAGATAGCCGTCGACGAAGCCCTTGACCTCGACCGTGCGGTCGCCGCCCGCGGCCAGCGCCACGCGCGACACGCCGGCCCGGCCGATGCGCGCGATCCGCGCCTTGGCTTCGTCCAGCGCGGTCCGCAGCTGGGCGATCGCTTCATCGGTGCGGTCCTGCCGCGCGACGATGTCAAAGGACGCGGCCAGCACGTCCTGCTCGGTTTCGGGGTTCATGGGGCATGTGCCTTTCGCTTGCATGAAAAACCCGCCGGCACCGGGGGTGCAGGCGGGAAATGTATTCTCTCGGGGGATGGCCCAGGGGCCGGGACGATCCGCTGTCCCGACCCCGTCAGCCTGCCGGCGCTCAGGCGGCGATGGCGCGCACTTCGTCTTCCTCGTCGACGGAGCCCATCGGCTCGTTCGGCGGGCAGTCGTGCACGACAGCGCCCATCTCGCGGCCCATCTCGCTCAGTCCGCCATGGACGCGGGCCAGGTCGCCACCGGCGGCCAGCAGGGTCTGCTGCGACTTGATCAGGCGCAGCAGGACTTCGTGGCCGGTGAACGGACCGGTCTCCTCAATGTCCTGCCGGGCGCTCAGCAGCGTGGCGAACAGCGTGTTGTGCTTCATCAGCGCTTCGTCCAGCGCGGCCTCGGCGGCGCGCAGGTCACGGGTGATGCGCAGGCCGGCGACGGGGAGGGTCATGGTCATGGCAAGGTCTCCGTAAGAACCGGGCGATGCCCGGCAGGGGGTTGGAACAGGGAAACAGTTGGGGGGCAGGCACCATGTGCCGGTCCGGCAGGGGGGAACCGGACCGGCACATGGCGATGTCGACGGATTCACCCGATCAGGTGAACCCGCGCTCCCGGCTGGAGCGGTCGGGTGACGAGGCTGACTTCGAACAGGTCGATGTCCTCCAGCAGCCGTCCGGCCGGAAAGGGGGAAAAGGCACGCGCGAAGTAGCCGAAGGACAGCCCGCTCACCGTACGGCTGCGCAGCTCCGCCGCGGCCCGGCTGGCGGCGTTGTCGATCGCGGCGATCACGCGCAGCCCGCGTGCATCTTCCGCCAGCATCTCGACCGTGCCGATCCGCTGGTGTGGCCGGTGCTGCCAGTACAGCGGCACCGGATCCCGCCGTTCCGCCAGCGTGCGGGCGAAGGCACCGGGACGGATCACGTCACGCGCGCCATCCGGGATGTCGAACAGCGCGGCATAGCCGGCGAAGCGGACGGGGGTCGCGGCGCGCCTCATCTCAGCATCTCCGGCACGTTCAGCCGCACGGCGATGCCGATCAGCAGCAGGGCCATGGCACCGCGCACCAGCCATTCGATCACCGCCTTCCACACGCTGGACTTGGCCGCGCGCCACGCGCTCAGCAGATCGCGCAACTCGTCGATGTCGCCCTGCGCCCGGTCATCGCCCAGGTTCAGCCGCTGCAGCACGCGCTCGGCGCCCAGCTCGCTGGCTTCCTCCACGATCGCGCGCAGCGTCACCAGGTCGGTGCCCTGCCCGCCGGCCTGGGCGATCAGCCCGGCCAGCATGTCCTCGCGCCGCGTCATCATGGCTGTGACCCCCCGGCACGCGGCGGCAGGCCCAGCAGGCTGCGCTTCTCGTCCGCATCCAGGAAGTCGGCGCCGCTCACCTGCGTCCACAGGCGCTCGCGATCCTCCGCCAGCGCCGGCACCCGGTCCAGATCGACCGCCAGACTCAGTTGCGGGAACCACGGGGCGAGCCCTTCGGCCAGTCCGGCCAGGATCTTGCCCGCCAGCGGCAGCAGCGTCAGCCGCCACAACGCCTTGCTGGCCTCGCGATAATTGGCGTAGGTATTGTCACCCGGCAGGCCCAGCAGCATCGGCGGCACGCCGAATGCCAGCGCGATGTCCCGTGCCGCCGCCGCCTTCAGCTCGGCGAAATCCATCTCCGCGGGGGACAGCGACAGGCTCTGCCATTGCAACCCGCCCTCCAGCAGCATCGGCCGTCCGGCATTGTTGCTGCCGGAAAAGGCGCTCGCCAGTTCCTCCTTCAACCGGTCGAACTGATCGGGGCTGAGCCCGGCGGAATCGCCATTGGCATAGACCAGCGCGCCCGATGGCCGGGCCGCATTCTCCAGCAGCGCCCGGTTCCACGCCGCCGCGGCATTGTGGATCTGCACCGCCTGCTCGGCGGCGGACAGGCAGCCGGCGCCGTAATGGTCGTCGGTCGGATGGAAGCTCTTCAGGTGGATCACCGCGGGCCAGCCATCGGCATCCTCCACCGGCAGCCGCACCGTGCTGCCGCCGACCTGATAGTCATAGGCGACCGGCCAGCCATCCGTGCCGGCGATCACCGCGATCCGCTCGGGCCGCAGCGCAAACAGCTCCGTCGGCAGGCCGCTCTCGTCGCGCATCACCTGCACGAAGGCGTTGCCATGCAGCACCAGCTGCGCGGCCAGCGTTTCCAGCAGCGACTGCCCGGCCGAATGCGCCTCTATCAGGCGGCGGGCCCGCGGATCGCCGACCGTCAGCGGCGCGGCGCCGACGCCATCGGCGACGATCCGCACCGCGCGCTGCGCCACCGGATTGTCCAGGAACGCCTCGCGCACCCCGCGGCGATATTCAAAGCCGACCCGGGTCGGCTGCGCGCCCAAGGCCAGCGCATATGGCGGCACGAAGCCATGCGCCAGCGGCACGCGCGATCCCCCGCCCGCCTTGAAGGCGGTGCGCAGGCTTTCGAAAAGAGACATGGCTCTGATCCTTGTGGCAAAGAAAAACCGGCGCCTTCCTGCTGGAAGGGCCGGCTCGTTCGGTCTCGTCTATGGGCCGGACCGGCTACATCCGCGTGATGCGCGGTCCCGGCTTCTGCAGCAGCATCAGCTCGTGCATCGCCCACACCAGGGCATCCGCCCGGTCGGGGCTGCGGCCCGGCCCCTCATAGGTGCCGCCGGCCAGTATCCCGCACAGCTGGTCCTCCAGCTGCGGGAAACTGCCGACATGATGCACCTTGTTCGCTTCGTACAAGGCGGCGACCGGCTCTGCCCGGGCGACCTTGCTGCGGCTGGCATGGACCAGCTGCACCGGCATGTGGAAGTCGGCAGCCCGCAGGACGCTGGCCACCATGTCGCCGCCCTGATTGGATTCCGCCACCACCCGGTCGGCCTTCCAGTGGGCCACGGCGTCGGCAACGGCCCGCGCCCACCGCTCCGGGCTGGGCTGCGGGACGCTGGCATCGGCCAGCACCACGGCACGTTTCGATTCCGTCAGGCCTGCCACCACGATACCGCACTCGTCGCCCCGCGCGCTGGCCGGCGGGTCCACCGCCACCACCACGCGCACGATCGGTTCGGCCGCCACCGCGACCCGCTGGCGCTCGAGCAGCGCCCGGTTCCACAGCGCGCCTTCCACCTCCGCCAGCAGCTCGCCATCCATTTCCTGGCGACCCAGCGTGGTGCCGCCATATTGTTCGGTGATGGTCTGCAGGAAACTCGGGGGCAGGTTGTGGGCATTGTCCTGCGTCCGCCCGCGGGTCAGCACGCCGCCGGCCTTGCTCGCCTGGTTCACCAGGCGCCGCACCAGCGGCACCGCCCGTGGGGTGGTGGTCGCCACCACCTGCGGGTTCACGCCCAGCCGCAGGCCGAGCTGCAGATTGTCCCACGCCATGATCGCGCGCTCCGCCGAATTGTCCCACTTGCCGATCTCGTCACACCAGGCGTGGGAATGTTGCGGCCCGCGCAGGCTGTCCGGCTCCCCGGCCGAATACAGATAGGCCTGCGCTCCGTTCGGGAAGCTGATCCGCCGCAACGACGATTCGAACTGCGGCATCGGCCAGTGCGGCGGGCAACAGGCCAGCAGGCCGTTGTCGCCCTCCACCATCATGGAGCGGACCTCCGGCAGGTTGGCGCCGATCAGCGCGATCCGTGCATTGGGATCGTTGCCGGCCACCTGCCGCACCCATTCGGCGCCAGCCCGGCTCTTGCCGAACCCGCGCCCGGCCATGATCAGCCACAGCCGCCAGTTGCCCGGCGGCGTCAGCTGCTCCGCCCGGGCATGCAGACGCCAGTGATACAGCAGCATCGTGCGCTGGCACGGGTCGAACCCGGCCAGCAGCGTATCGAACTCCTCGTTGCTCAGCGCGCGCCAGTGATCCTTGCGCTCCCGCTCGGCGCGATCGTCAGGCGCGCTCATCGCTCACCTGCAACGCCGCCGCGGCTGCGGCCAGCGCGGCATGATCCTGTTCGCGCCGGGCGCGAAAGGCATCCAGCCGCGCATCGATCGAAGCGATCACGTCGGCCTCCGTGCCATATTCCGAATGCCCCCGCCCCTCCGCCTGCTGCCGCTGGCGGTGGGCGGACAGAATGCGGAAGCCGGTTGCGATGTCGAACTTGCGCTTGGCGCCCGTCTCGTCCTGCTCCTCGATGCGGCCGCTGCGCAGGCGGTACAGCAGGTCCAGCTCCAGCCGGTCATATCCTTCGTTCAGCGCGTCCTGCCACAGGGCGGCAAAGCCGGCGTCGTCGCGACGCAGCTTGTGAACATGCTCCAGGCTGATGCCGGCCATGTCGGCAGCCTGCTCCACGCTCGAAGTGTCGCTCAGCGCGGTCAGGAACCTGGCCTGCCAGCGGGGCGTCGTGCTTGTGCGGCGCGCGTCCTGCGCGCCGTCTCCGGCTCGTGTCAT